GTTAATCCTCTGCATTCTCGTCTCCCTTCACGGTTTCGAGCACGTCGGCGGGAATCAATTTCATGGCCGCGTTGAGCTGACTGGTCAGGATTGCGATCTGCTTGGTGAGAGTGCCGATCTGCTGCGAAAGCTGGTCGATGACGTCGTTCGCGTCGGCTGGAATCTGAGTCAAAATGTCTCCTTAAATACGAAACCCCCGCAATCCGCGTGGATTGCAGGGGTTGAAAAAATTGGAATGCTGGATTAGTCGGCGGCGGTCATCGTGTCGATACGAGTAACCGCCTTCAATTCGTCCAAGGTGAGGGTGCGGCCGAGATTCGTCTTCACGTCCGTCAAAGTGACATCGGCGCCGGAATCATCGAACGTCGCAAGCACGCCACGCTGGTAATCACGCCACGATTCGGAAGTGCCGTCAGTGCTGGAAAACTCCAATCCCAAACGGCACAATTCCGCGCGCACCGACTCCTTCGGCGGACGCAAATCAAGCACGCCAGACGGCTCGGCGGGCGTCACGGCAGGCACGGTATCGGTAGTGGTCTCAGTGGTCACATCGGCCATAATCAATCTCCTTAATTCTGTTGGTTTTGTCTTGGCATGAGCGACGCGTAGAAGCGTTCCTCGCACTCGTCCAGCATCGCCTGACTGGATTCATCCGAGAGGAAATCATCCAATCCGTCGACATCCCGTGTGCAGGCCGTGTCGATGCCGCTGGACGGCTCCACGCCAGCATCATCCGCAGCAAGCGTGGCCACGAGCCTCGCGTCGGTCTCATTAGACATGACCGGCAATCGCATCCCCGCACGCGTCTCATTGCGTGCGGCTGTCAGCGGATCGTCCAACACTTCCCCATCGGCTGAGAGCATGCTCACACTGGTGGCGGAATCCGTTAAAGCCGATTCCAACGCTTCGAACGCTCCAGTCCACACGCCCCTGCCGGTCTTCGGGTCATACCGGCTCGTGTCCTCCCTGCCCTGCATGATCGCCGCGATCGCCTCACGGGTCGAGGCCAATCCGAGCAGCGCCTTCCACGATGCGATCACATCGGGTGTGAAGACGAAACTGTCCGACCCGTTCACCGGCGGATCGCAGCGGATGATACACAAGCCGTTCTCATCCTGTTCGAAAGTCGATGACAATATGTCCTCCAATCACTTGACCAAATAAGCCAGGAATTCCGCGTAAACATCCACCGGGCAAGGCTGGTCGGCGTTGTAAAGCTTCAGTTGGAAGCCGCTCTGCCCGCCCGTGTTGCATGGATGCGCGATGATGCCCGCCCATTGCGAATCCGCGTTCGCGACGACGTAATAGCGGCCGTATTTCGTCGGGCTGAACGTGCAGTTGACTTGCATTGCCGCGCCGGCCGCAATCTTCGAGCCGGAATTCGGAGACCACGCCTTCCACGCAGCCTGGGCATGGAACGTAAAACGGTTCGTGATGCCGCCAAGATAGCCGCCGAGATACACGTATCCGGTGCCGATGTTCGCGCCGACTCCGACCTCGCCGTTCCCGTCTTCGGCTTCGAGCCAGCACTCCGAACCGTTCGCGCTATCACCGGACAGAGTGAGGTAAGCGCTGCTTTTCTTGCTCTCGTCCGGCTCGTCGTAATCCGTGTTCGCCACGGCATGCACTCTGGATGTGACGCCGCCGCTGCCGGTACCGCCTTTCTTGCGCGGCTTCGATCTGAGAGACATGAACGCAGCGGGATCGTTCTTGCTCACGTGTCCGCTCCACAAGTCCAGTTCGCCCATCGAGCCGACCTGATTCGACTGGATGACAGAAGCAATGGCCGGATGCGAAAAGTAGGCGGTGGACCCGTTGTAAGCCGGGAATTCGATGCCATCACCGGTGAAAGTCTCAGATCCGCCGATGATGTAGGTCTGATAATCCGGACTGATACGCACCCTGTGCCCGCTCGTGCGGGTTTGGAACGTGCCGGTCAGCAGGTTGCTTTTGCCTTCACCGTCGAGGTAGACGGTCTGGTTATGAGCCGAATCCCACATCCGCAACGAGCTGCTGTTGAGCTTCATTCCCGTGTTCGCGGCCTCGGAGCTTTGGAAGACGGCGCCCGTAAAGACGTAGCCTTTGAATTGGCCTGCCGCCACCTTGTCGGACGTGATAGTGCCAGCCGCGATCTTGACGGCCGTCACACTGTTTGCCGCGAGCTTGTCGGCGGTGATGGCACCAGTGACAATCTTGGACGCATTGACCGAATTAGCAGCCAATTTATCCGCGTCCACCGCGCCAGCCGCCAAGGCAGCAGTGGTCACGGCATTAGCCGCAATCTCTCCGGCCTGAATCTTGTGGACGGTGAGCAGCGCCACGGTCATATCCTCCGTGACCTTCAGCTTGCCCGTGGTCACGGAATTGGCTGCAATCTTGTCGGACGTGATGGCCAGTGCGACGATATTCCGCGCCTGCACCGAATCAGCCGCCAATTTGCCAGCGGTCACCGCATCGGAAACCAGCTTCTCGGTCGTGACCGAGTTTGCCGCCAGCTTGTCCGCCGTGATGGCATTGGCCTTGACCTTTTCGGCGGTCACGGAATCCACGGCGAGATGCTTCGCGGCCACCGTGCCAGCAGCGAGGATGTTGTTCGCCACGAGGTCGAATGGCTCGAATCTCGTACCGTCCCACGTCAGGACTTCCACCACACGATCGGACAAGGGCACCAAGACGCTCGGACTGTTGTTCGGAGCGCCCTGCCAGTAGGTGTAGAAGTCGGCCAAGAGGCTCGGTGAGTTGTTTTTCTCGCCTTTCCACCTCGTCCAATACTTCTGCGTGCGCCACCACATGTCACCCGGCTTCAAACCATCATGATTCGGTTCGTCCGGGCCACGGTAGATCAGATTCTTGCCATCCGCGGTGGTCTGCGCCTTTTTCGCGGCGGCCTGAGCCTGATTCGCCTGAGACGCGGCATTAGCGGCAGCAATATTGGCCTTGTCTGCCGTATCCTGCGCGGTCTTCGCAGCCGTATTGGCCTTGACGGCGGCGTTCGCGGCGTCGGTCGCGGCCTTATCGGTCACAGCCACCCAAGCACTACCATTCCACCTTTTCGGCGTGTTCGCACCATTCGTGGTGTCAATCCACAGTGTCGTGGACTTGCGCATCGACGTGGCCGGCGCCGTGCTCTGGATGAGCACGTCGGCCTTGCCGTTAGCCACGCCAGCGGCGGCGGCAGCAGCCGTGTTCGCCTTCTGTGCCGCGTTGGCCGCGTCCGTGGCGGATTGGGCCGCACTGTCGGCGGTGGCCTTGGCCTGCGTGGCGACGCTCGAAGCGTTCGAGGCGGTGGCCTTCGCAGCCGAAGCGTCCGTCTTGGCGGAAGCCGCGTCGGACTTGGCCGCATTGGCCGAAGCATTGGCCGTATTGGCCAGTGTCTCCGCATTGCCTGCGGTCTTCTTCGCGCTTTCGGCGGCGGTCTGCGCCGCGTTGGCCGCATCCTTGGCCTGACCTGCCGTTGTCGTCGCGCTCTTCGCGGCAGCAGTAGCCGCATTGGCGGTGGACTGCGCGGTGCCCGCAGCGCTCTTCGCACTGTCTGCCGTGCCCTGCGCGGTCTTCGCGGCGGCAGCGGCATTCTCGGCGGTCTTCTTGGCGTCGGTGGTCTTCGCGGCGTTATCCGCGATGTCGGACTTCGCCTGAGCGATTTCGTCGGCATTGCGCTCCACGTCGGCATAGCCCATGTGGTTCCAAGCGGCACCATCCCAGACAAGCGTATCAATCACACGATCGGACAAGGGCACGAGCACGGAAGGCGAAGCGTTAGGCGTACCGGTCCAGTAGGTGTAGAAGTCCGCGAGCAGTGAGGGGCTTGCGTTCTTCTCCCCCTGCCAGCGAGTCCAATACCTCTGCGTCTTGAGCCACAGATCGCCAACGATGAGATTGTCCTTCGGCTCGTCAGGCCCGCGAAACGTATGGTTCTTCGAGTGGGCCTCGGCATACGCCTGGGCGGCGGATTCCTTGGCCTTGCTGATCTCGCCGTTCGCGGTGGTCAGGTCGCTCTTGGTCTGCGCGATGTCCTTCCGCGCCTGCGATAGGTCGGTCTTGGCTTGAGCGAGCGTCTGATTCGCCGCATCAAGATTAGACTTGTTGGACTGGATGTCTTTCTGCGCCTGATCGAGCTTGGCCGTATTATCCTTCAACGCCGTCTGATTGTCAGCCAGGTCTTTTTGAATCTGCTTGACCTCTTCAGGCGAGACAGCCGAAGCCACCGTCACCGAGGCGACTGCCGACCAGTCGGAACGATTACCAGCATGATCGACGGAACGCAAAGCGTAGGAGTGCTGTGAACCGGCTTTCAGGCCGGTCACGAGATAATCGCCCCGACCCGACTGGGTGGCGCTGATGACGGTCATGCCGGCCGCATTGACGCCCTCGCCAACCTCGACATGATCGAAGTCCGATTCCATCTGAGCGCCGGTGGAGGTCCTGCCGTCCCAGTGGACGGTCACCACGCCCAATTCGGACGAGAGAACCGGCTTGGACGGTACTGAGCATGGCGTCGTATCCGATTCGACGGTGGCCACGAAAGCCTCCGACCATTCGCCGAGCTTGTCACTGTACGTGGGCACGGCTCGCACCCTGACCTCGATTTGCGTGCCGCAATCCAAGCCGCCGAAACCGAGCTGCGTCTTATCAGTCGTGCCAGCGGAATGCCATGGCGCGCCATCCACGTGCTTGCGCCACTCAATGGCATAATTGCTAATCTCAATGGCGGTGTTATTCGTCGCTTCGGTCACTGCAGACCACGAAGCCGTGGCCAGACCATGCGCGAAACCGTCGCTGCCGATATAGGCATCAGTCTGCACCACAAGGCCGAGTGGTGCTTTCGGCACTCGATGGTCACGATCGGACGAGGCGGTCGTGCCACCCTCGCTACCGGCCAACGCGGCGCCTCCGGTGATGCCCTTGATTTTCTTCGCCTGACGCACGCTCGCGTCGTACTTGATATCGTTCAACGCGATGGACACGCTCAAGCCCTCGCCCTGGCGCATGCTCAGGTCGATTTCCTGCACGCGCACCTTCTCGCCGTGAGTGACTGTTGGCGCGGTAATCCAATCGCCGGCATGATAGTCGACGAGTGGCAGACTGTCCACGTCGGAAACGATGAGGTCGCGCGTGTACTGGCCGCGAACCCTAGCCGAGTCATCGAGCGTGGATTGCATGAAAGCCTGTGCCGTGTCCTTGTCGGACACGCCGCCCTGCGAGCTGTAGGATTCCCACTTGCCCCACGGGGTCGGCGCGGACGGATTGTCCATGCGGAAAAGCAGATTATTGTCGCCCTCGACGAGGATCGTGCTGGCCAGATCACTGATGCTCTCCTCGTATGGAGCCTCGCCGATGTCGCGCGTCAATCGCAGGATGACGTTCTTGCTCAGGTCACGGCTCAAGGCGGTGCTGTCGGCGTTCCAGAGCCTGAGCGTCCTACCGCTTGTACGCCAGTCACAGCCGCCACCATTGACGAGAGACGACAGGATCGTCTGCAGATCCGTGCCGAGCGAATAATACAAAGTGTATTTTCTGTTCCAGGCATCACCATTCGAATCTTTGGCGGTGTCGAAGCCCAAGGTCAGACCAGTGGCCACGCCACCACGCTGACGATTTTCGTCCAGCAAAGTCTTGAGAATCGTGCCCGGATTAGAAGAATAAAAAGGCCTTTTGCCCTTGTTGTCGCCATCCGTTAGCAGATGCGAAGAATCGTTGTTCTCCGCCTTGCTCAACAGCCAGCTGATCGACTGGCCGGAATAGGTGACGGTACGAGTCCGGTCGTCCGTCTTGCCGGAACGTCCGGTAATCACGAAACGCGCGTTATCCGGCTCACGATAGCCGTTGCCGTCCGACACTTCCACGGCCACTTCGAGGCCATCGGTAAGCTCTCGGTCGAACGCCTGCGCGTCGCCGGAAAGCATGGAGTATTCGATGCTGATGGCTCCGTCATCATTGTGGAGCATCGACGCGCTGAAGCTCACCGGCTCCGCCAATACGCCGATTCTTGCACCGAACGGCCGGTATGCCACGAGACGAGCATGAAGGGACTTTGCCATGAATCACTCCCAGGATTGCAAAAACCGGCAGACCACCTTGTCGGTGCCGCCGGTCTGTCTGATATCTAGCCGATAGTCGCCGGAATCGATCGCGGGCCACACCTGCAACGGTTCGGTGGTCCAGTCGACTCCATTCGACGCATCCGTACCACCGGACCATGCGTCTGCATTGGCCGCCGTCCACGCCTTGCGGTTGGCCACATCGATAAAGACGTAAGGTCGTGAGGCGTCGCGTTTGCCGCCCCACATGAGATTCGTGCCACTCACCGGATCTGAAATGGTCACGCCAGTGGCGGCACCGAAGCGCAATACCAGCGTGGTGATGGGCGCGTCCGACAGCCAGCCGTCGGGAAGCGTGTCGAAAAGCTCGGACGGGCTGGCGTTAGGCAATCCCTGCCAACGCGTCCAATAACCCTTGCCGCTCGGCTTCGAGACCCCGCCCGGCAGCAGCCTGCCACCCGACGCGGCCAACGTCACCTCCTGCCACTGCACGCCACGCCAAAACACGTCCGGCAGTTGGAAAACGGCGGTCATGACGCGCAGATCACGGAACGGCCTCTCATCATCGTCCGGCTCGCAGCTCGTGCACACCGCTCTCGTGACCATGCTGCGCGAATAGCCGTCATCCGTTGTCTCCGTTTTGCCGAGCGTGAGCTTCGACGCATACAGGCACATGGCGCGGAAGCGTGCGATCAGCGAATCGGCATCCGCACCCCACGCCGCCACCTTGACTGTCAGCTCCGGAGCATCCAACACCGGAATGGACGAGCCGACGATGAAGCCGTGCCGTCCTGGCACCTGCACGGTGTCAACGATCGGCGACAGCGCCGTGTAGTGCGTCGTGCCGACAAGCACGCGCATCCGCTCGGAATCGAGCGGCTGGCCGTTGAGAGAATAGCTGACCTTCATGCGCGAAACCTCCCAATCACCATTGCGGCATGGCCGCCGTCTGCAACTTCTGCTGCGTGGAAATGCTCGTCGGCGCGATCGCCGGATAATTGAACGTCTGCGTGATGTTCGTCACGCTCCCACCATTGCCGTAAGCTGCAGCGTTAACGCCACGCGAGGCGTTGGCGACGCCGACGGAATACGAGGCGTCCTGCGAAGGCAGAATGCCAGTCAATCGTCCGGCCGCCTTCCTCACCTTCGACGCGCTCTCGTCAATGCCGACCGCCATGCCCTCGCCGATCATCTCACCGACCTGATCGCGGAACACGCGTGACGGAGAATGGATACCAAGCCTGCGTTTCACCCAATCCAACGCGTTCGTGGCCGCGTTGACAGCGGCAGACACGAGCCTGCCTGCCGCGCCTGCGATGCCGGTCGCGATACCCGTGATGATATTCAGGCCGACGCTACCCCAGTTAACCGATGTGAAACCGCGCATAATCTGGCCGACCATGCCGGGAATGGCACCGATAAGCCGCGGAGCCGACGAAATGAAACCGTTGGCCAGTGCGAAGAGCAGCTGCACGCCAGCCTGCAGGATCTGCGGGAGACGATTGATGATGCCACCGACCAGTTGTCCGATAAGGATCGGAGCCTTGCCTACCAAGTCCGGCATGGCGTTGATGAGGCCCTGCGCCAGTCCGAGGATAAGCTTCAAACCGCTGTCGATGATCTGCGGCAGGTTGTTGAGGATGCCTTGCACGAGGTTAAGGACGGCGTTGATTCCGATGGGGATGAGCTGCGGCAACTGGGCCGACAATCCATCCAACAGCGTCGTCAGCACCGTCACCGCCGTGGAAGCGATCTGCGGCAAAGCCTGCACGATGCCCTGCAACAGGTTCGTGACCATCGACAGTCCGGATTGCAGGAACGACGGCAGGGTCGACGTGACCCACGATTGGAACTGGGCGAGCAGCTGGGGCAGGCTCGTCGTAATCCATGTCGTCGCGCTGGTCAGCAGCATCGTGCCAAGCTGCCCCAACGCTCCGAGCACCGGCGGCAGTATCTGCATGACCAGTGCCGGCAGGGTGCTGCCCAATGAGGAGAACAGTTGCGGCAGTGCGGCGGTGATGCCGGTGATGATCTGCGCGATGCGCGGACCAACGTTCTTAATGACAGTGCCGACCGAGTCGACCAACTGCTTGGTCAATCCGTTGATGTCGGCATTGTCCTTGCCGAGCTCCGCCAGCCAGTTCTGCCATGCGGCCTTCATCATGCCGACGGAGCCCTCGATGGTTGTCGCGGCCTCCTTGGCGGTAGTGCCGCTGATGCCCATCTGCTCCTGCATGATGTGGATGGCCTGCACCACGTCGGAAAACTTGTCGATGGACAGGTCGCCCATCTCCCCGTTTGCCTGCTTGACCTTGTTCGCGTCCTGGATCAGACGCTCCATCTCGGATTTCGTGCCGCCGTAGCCGAGCTTCAGATTGTCGAGCATGGCGTAGTTGCCGCGCGCCAGAGACTGGTAGGTCTGTTGGATGGACTCGATGTCGGTGCCCATCTTGTTGGCGTTGTCCGACATGTCGACCATGGCGGTGTTGCCGAGTTCCGCGGCCTTCGCAGTGTCGCCGCCGAGCGAGCTGATCAGCGAGGCGGAAAAGCTCGTGACCTGCGTCATGTACTCGTTGGCGCTCACTCCGGCTGTCCGGTACGCTTCCGCCGCGTATTTCTGCACGGTGCCCGAAGCGTCCTTGAACAGCGTGTCCACGCCGCCGACGGCCTGCTCGTATGTCGCGTATGCGTCGAGAGCGCTCTTGCCGACGCCAGCCAAAGCCGCGACGGCGGTGCCGACGCCAGCCAGTCCGACCGTGGCGACGCCCTTCAACGCGCCGACGGCCTTGCCCGACATGGAACTGATCGCATTCCATGCGGTGTCTGCGCCGCTTTTGAGCTTGGAGCCTATCGCCGACGCGACACTGCCGGCGGCTCCCGGAATCTGCGAAAGCACGCCGCCGACCGCGCCGCCGACGTTGCCGAGATAGCCGCCGATGGCATTGCTGACGTTTTTGAAAGGCGCTGGTATCCTTGCCGCGATGGCCGAGCTCATCGACGAGAACTTCGCAGACAATGGCGCGGTAAGCCGTGACGCGGTGGATTGCATCGCAGCACCGGCAGCGCTCATGCCGTCGCGGGCTTTCGTGGCGATGCCGGAGAACGCCGACGTTGCCACGTTTTTGACCCGTCCGAACGCGCCGGAGACCGGCTGGATTATCGCCGAACCAAGATTCTTGAACGCCGATCCAAGCGAACCACTGCTGGAAGCGAGATTGTCCTGAGCATCCTTGAGCGCCTTCTGCGCATCCTTCAACCGGTTCTCGGCCTGCGTCGCCCGGTCTGTCATGGTGGACAGCTTCAGCCGCGCCTGTTCGAGCCTGATGGTCGCGGCCTCGGCCTGCGTGCTGCCCTCACCATGCTTGGCAACGGCATTGGCGACGCTCTCCTCGGCGGCGCGCACCTGATTCGCCGCCGCCTTCTGCTGGAGCATGGCCTGACGGTATGCGGCCGTGGATTTCGCCACGTCACGCTCATAGGATTTCAGCACGTCCGTGCCGAGACCGTTCGCCGACTGTTTGAAGCCGTTTTTGAACGCGCGTCCGAACAGTCCGCCGCTTTTGCCGCCGTTCATGCTTGAATCGAAGGTCTTCGACGCGGCCTTGCCGCTCGCGCCGACCTCCTTGTTGACCGTGCTGCGGAAACCCTTCATCGAGGGGAACACGCTGATGTGCGCGGAACCAAGTTCGCTGCCGAACGCCATGCGGCACCTCCACTATTCAGTTATTCAGTCTTCGTAAAGAGTCCGGAAAACCGGGCTCATGCCCTTGGTCTGTTCGCGCAGCCGCTCACGCTCGGCCTTCTCCCTATCCGCCCGCAATCGTTTCGCAAGCGAATCGAAAGGCTTCGGATACTCGTCGCTGCCAAGCGCGTAGACGACCGGTATCTCACCCCACCGGACCGGATAATCCAAGCCGTTGAGCTCCGCGCCCGTGTAGGATGACGGATCGCCGATAATCTGCTCGAGGAGCGCTATCGCGTCGCCGTAGCGGAGTCTGCCGCCAAGATCGGCCTGCAGACTCCACCCATGCGCCGTGAAATCGGCTCGGATCACGCTCCCGTGTTCGGCGAGCTGGCGGGAGAACCATTGGATTTTCCCAGTGAGGTGCCCTGCGCGCGCACCACCGCGTCGCCATAGTCGGACAGGAGGTTGAACACGACCTGCACCGGTTCGCCGTTCAGCTGCTCCGCCTGCTTGTCGCCAGCGAAGGCGCTCAGCATGCGCTTGAGCTGTTCGACGCTCTCCGTATCATCGGACGTGTTCGAAAGTCTCGTGAAATCGTCGATGCTCATCGACAGTGGAAGCTTGTACGTGCGACCGCCGGGCACGAGCGCCCAATACACATCGCCCTTGATGATGTGGCGCACCTTGTAGTTCTGCGCGATGGAGGCGAACGCCTCCTCATCGTTTTTTTCCGTCCACTGGTCGAAATCCTCGACGGTCGGCTTGAAGTCGGTGGAAGTTGAAGTCATTGTCTTGTCCTATCTGCTTTTCGCCTGCCTGCCGTGGAAAAAGAAGATTCCCGGACCGCGCAGACAGGCGAGATAGGCGGTCCGGGAAGATTTTCGTCCGCCGGTCAGGCGGCGCGTGCGGTGACGGTGACAGTCAGATCTGGTGAGGTCACGCCGTCATATGTGGCGTTGATCCTCGCGCTTCCGGCCTTGACGGCGGTGAGCGTGCCGCCATCGACGGTCGCCACGCCGGCATCCTTGGACTTGAACGTGGCCTGTCCGGTCACGTCCACGGTGGTCTTGTCCACATGGGTGGCGACGGCCTTGAGCGCGAGCTTCGCACCTTGGACGACCGACGGCTTCGTATTTCCGTCAGCCGAGGTCACGGCCACCGCCGTCACGCTTTTGGGTCGTACCAGCTTTCGATCCAGCGGGTGTTCGGATGCTCCGCATCCACATACAGCGGATCTTTCATCCATTCGACGGTCAATGCTCGCCCTGTGACCGAGCCACGCTCCTGCTGGTCCGGCTCGTTGCCGGTGACCTGCATGACGCCGGCGCGACGGTGCACACGCCCAGTGTCGAAAGTCTCCTCCTCATACACCATCCACTTCGCATCCTGGATGATGTCGGCCACGTGGTAGACGCCCTGGGCGTCCGGCTCGCCGATGGTGATCTTGCGGGTCAGCGCGTTGTTTTCGGCCGGGCTGAAAGTCTGCGTGAGGCTGGTCGCCAGCGGCAGCTTCTTGTACCCGTCCTGCAAAAACTCGAGCGGGTCGTCGCCGTCGCGCGAATCCTGGTTGCCACCGTCGGACTTGACGAGTCCGATGCATGCGGTCGACCGATTGTAGGCGGCCGGAAGTTCCGGCGTCGCATTGCTGGATGCGATCATCTCCGGCGTGATTTTGTTTTCGGTGGAGTACGGGACGATCATGATGGCGGCGGTGACGAGCGCCTCCACCTGTCCCAGATCCATGCCCTGACTGTCTTTGGCCATGGCTTTTCCTTTCTTATGATTGTCTGATTCCGGCCGTCGAATATTCGACGGTCATGTAGTAGCGGCACCATGCAGCGTCCTCGCCGACCGTGTACGGCCCGTTGCATCCGTCAGACACGACGGCGCAGATGCGACTGCCTTCGGCGAATCCGATGAGGATGCCGGGCTCTCCGGTCAGCACGCCGTACACGCGGGCCGCCAGATCACGGCATGGTTTCGTATCGTTGCGCGTCCATCCGAGCACGTTGACGCCTATCGACCTGTCGAACGTCACACGGTTGGCGGATTGCGTGCCGCCGTCATCACGCACGACCACGAGCGGATAGGAACCGTCGTAACCGTCAGGGATACGGTTTCCGACCTGCAGGCCGGGGATGTCCGTGATGTTGGAGCGCAGCCATCCGGTGAGGAATAGTTCGATGTCGGGTGGGATGACGCTTGCCATCAGACCCTCGCCTTCTTCAGCGCCTTGGCCAGATTGCCGGTCTGCGCCTCCACGAGCAGGGTCTTCGGGTCGTGGCCGACGACCATGACGGTCGTTCGGTGCTCCCTTTTAACCTCCTCGATTCCAAGGCCGTCGCGGTATGCGCCGGTATCGACTGGAGCGGACGCCTTCGCGTAGGCGAGTGCCCTGTTCGCGGCCAGCGTGGTGAGCGACTTGACTCCGGCGCTATTGAGGATCTCGTCGAAAAATTTCTGGTTGAAGTTGACCGATATCCTGCTTTTCGCCATTTGTTCAGCCCTTTCTCTCCGTCAGACGGCATTCCAAGGTCGGACGCCAGCCGGTGAATGCGTTCGCGTCCTTCGAGGGGAATCCGTCGACTTCCCACAAGCGTCCGTCGTCGGGGTCTGCGCGGATCCGGTCGCCGATTTTCACGTCGGCTGTCGGATCAGGGATGGTGAGGTACGCCGTAGATGCTGTCTGCGTGTCAAGCGTGTCCGGCGTGCGGGTGCTGGAACTGGACGAGAGCGCGCCCATGATGACGAGCTCGTCCGGAGGCACGCTCCAGTCTGGCTCGTTCTGCGCCGGATTGTACGGGTTGGCCTTGCGTTTGGCGCGCAGTCGCCGCCATTTGGTGGCGCCCGGCATACGCCATCCGCCGCCACCGGCATTCATGTCGTCAAGCAGGCTCATGGCAATCCTCCAAGCCTGTAGGGTTTGAGCTTGTCCTTCTCCGCCTGCATGAGCGACACCACGTCGAAACTCGCGCTGGAGCCGTTGGTGGACTGCGAGGTGACGAGCCCGACAGGACTCATGCCAGCTCGCTTCGCGGCACTGATAAGCACCTGCTGCACGTCCGGCGCGTCATCATAGCCGGCATGGATCGCGTAGCGGATGGCCGCAACACCGACCGGAAAGCCACCGGAAAGCGACTCCACAAGACCCGTCTCAGGGTCATAGGCGTAAGCCAGCTTTTTGCCGTCCCTGTCGGTCAATGATTCGATGCTCGTCACATGACGGGCGGGCAGTCGGATCACCGTGCCGCCACGCGAGTTGATGACGCCGGACAATGCCGTGTTCGGCATGACATGCCAGCCACACTCGCGGCGGATGGCCGCCTGCGCGGCCTTGAGCCGGAAGGCGGCGTCATCCTCGAAAGCCGAAGGGTCGGCAATCATGTCGGGAATCACATTCGCATCACTCATGCCGACCTCCCGTCTCAGCTCGTCTTCACCACGCCAGCAGCCACAAGACCAGCCACAAGCGCATTGACACGCTTCGCCAAATCGTTGTACGCGGTCACGAGCGCGTCATGCTCGGCCTTGGTCGGCGCATCGCCAGCGGCTACACCCACAGCGGCATTGGCATTACCCGCCGAAGCGACATTAGCCAGCTTCACACCGCCGAGAGCGTTCTCGGCGGCAGCGGGAAGCGCATACGGCGCGGCGGCAGAACCACCAATGTCGGTCGGCTTGCCCTTCGCATCCACGAAGATCACATCCGCCACGGCGGCGTTCGGGTCAAGCTTCGCGGAAGCGACCGGAATCACTCGAAACTGTCGAGCCATCATTCCTCCTTACTTCAAGGTCAGGGTGACGAAAGCCTTCGGAATGCGCACGGCCAATGCCACGCGCTCCTTGGCACGAATGGTCACCAGATCGGCAATGAAGTCGGTGTCATTGGAGTTGGTGGCCTCCACGGCGACACCGCCCTTGCGGTAGAAGGTCGCGGCACGCTTGAAAGCACCCACAACGGCGGTGCCCTTGTCAACTGCCGGGGATACGACAGTGTTCATACCCCACAGGGACGGTGTGATGTTCACCGCACCGCCATTGACGCCATAGAACGGGCCACCGCCAAGGTACGCACCGTTGTTGTCCTTCTTTTCACGAAGAGCCTCATAGTCTGCCGGATTGATGACCAGAGCGTCAGGCATCATGCCGGTCTCGGTGGAAATCATGGTCTGCGCGTGCAGAATAGCGACATCATTACCGGCGTCGGTAGCCGTGTATGTCTGGATGCCGTCACGATTAAGCAGGCCCTTGATATTCTTTCCAGTGCCATCACCGTTGAGCAGCTGCTGCTCCTCCTTGATGCTCAGACTGTAAAGCAGACGGCCATCGATGTCGGACTTCAAGAAGGCGAGGTCGGTGATCATGTCACCGGACTCCTTGATGAAGCCAGCGATGGTGGACAATGCGTCGGTGTGCTCGGTCGCATTGGCGTAATGAATCTGACCGAATTCATCGCCTTCGCCGACGGTCTTAAAATCGCCTTCCTGAGCACCTTCCACGAAGTAGGTGATGGCCTGTCCACTAATGGCGCCGACACCGAAGAGGTTGGTGATGGTCGGACGGCGGTAGCCTTCCACGAAATTCGGGTCAACATATGTCAGCAGAGAGCCATACGCGCCGGACGGCCCACCGGTCACCTGATTGTCGGTGTTGGCCTTGCGGTTCGGCAGCCATTCAGGCGTGGCGATGGAAGCGCCGGACACGCCCTTCATCTTCACCAGCTGCTCGCCGATGCTCTTCACGACGAAATCGCCAAGAGACTGATGGGCGACACCGCTCTTCTGAGTGTCCGTCAGATTATCGGTCAGACCCTCGAAGCGCTTGTGCACGGTGTCCAGCGTCTCGATGGAGTCCTGCAATTCGTGCGCCTCGGCGTTCAGACCCTTCAGCTTCTCGATGTCGGAAGTGGTGAGATTATCCTCGCCCTTGGCCAGCACCGCTTCGATGGCGGCCTTGGTCTTGGCGAGACGATCATTGAAACTCATTTGGTCTCCTTGTTGTCCTTGCCGCCAGTGACCAGTTCACGGGCGGATTTGATTACATTCAGGCGCTCGGCCTTCTCGGCCTCAGCGTCCTTGCCCTCATCAGGGTCAAGCTTCTTATCGTCCGACCTCTCGCCGGTCTTGGAATCATCCGCCTTATCCTCGTCGGAAGCGGAATTATCGGAATCGATGCCGTCAAGCACCTCGTTCAGCGAAGCCAAGGCGGCACGCAGCTTCTCCTCGTTGGCGGAGCTGATGGCACGACCCGACTTCACGGCCAGAATCTCGGCCTGCTGGTTAGCGGCCACCGGCACCACGCTGATCTCGAAAAGCTTGATCTGCTGGAATTCGGAATGGCCACCCCACGGGCCATCGCCCTTTTCCGTGATCCACGCGGTCTTCGTCGGCACGAAGCCGATGCTCATCTGATGGACCCTGCCATCCTTGAGCAGGTCGTAAGCCTGCTGGGCGGTCGGATTATCCTCGATATCGAGCTGGGCCGAAATGAGCAGACCCTTCTCGTCCTCGACGGCGCTCAAGGTACGTCCGATGATGTCGGTCGGCTTGCCGTCCTGATGGTTCCAATGGATCGGGATGCCGGCTCCGCCGGCGTAGTCCTTCTCCAAGGTCTCCGCGAAAGCGCCCTTGGCGATCACGTCACCCTGCAGGTCCTTGTTGCCGAAAGTGCTGGCGTAGCCGCTGAAAACGCCTTCGCCAGCGGAATCATCCAAGGATTTCACGTTGAATCTGAGCTGTTTGAGATTCACTGTCCTTCTCCGTTCACTGGATTGTTCTGTTGCGCGTTCTGCGTCCTGCCGCCATCCTGCGGGCTGGGCTGTCCGCCGGTTGCCACATTCAATGGCGTCACCAATTCGTCGCCACCATCAAGCTTCGGATAGTTGAGGATGCGCCGCGCCTCGTTCGTGGTCATGAAGCTGCGCCCCGTGGCCGTGCTGAGCGCCTGATACTGCTCGGAGAACGTGCCGCGAAGCTTCGCATCCACATTCGCTTCGATGTAGGCGTCCGGCTGGCCGAGCGCGTCAGGCAGCAGCAAATTGAGCGACTGTTCGAACGCCACGATGTACGGCATCAATTCCACATTCCACATCTGCTCCTTGAAGGAAGCGATGTTGGAATTCGTGCCACTGCGAAAGCCAAGATTCTCCGGCGCGATATGGAAGGCGTTGGCCACGTCTATGCGAATCCTGTCCCTCGCGTCGATGTCCTGCATGTCAATCGGCTTGAAGGCGTCCACGGTCTTGATTTCCATGCCGTCGTTGAGCAGCGGCCAGCCACCGGCAAGATTGCCTCCAGCCTTGTAATTCCTCATGCCCTGCACGAATTCGTCCTGCGCCTCCTGCGACGGCCACGGCATCTCCTTCGGACGCGAGATGTACGCCGGAATCTGACCGCCGTTCTTCGCTATCGCACGCCGATATTCGGCCATCTCACGAGCCTCCGCCAAAAGCGGTGCGAGAGTGCCGGACACCGGAGAACCGCCGATGCCGGACGTGCTGTACCCCACATCCAGCAGAATCTGCGGGTCTGGCAGTTTGAAATACTGGCTTCCTTCCGGCTGTCCGGTACTGATCTGCACGCCGGTGATCTCATCAAGAGTATTGCCGGAAAGAGTGAAATTCTGCACCGGAATACGCCGCAGCCACAGTCTGCCGGTCTTCTTGTCGGCATCGAGCAGGCAAAGCCAACGGTCATTGAGCAGTCCATCGCAGAGCAGCGAGTAGAAGAATCGGTAACGTGTCATGCCAGGAAGAACGCTCGGCTTGGCCATCAACTGCGCCAAATGGCTTGTCGTGTCCTCCACGCGGTCACCGTCAGGCTGGCGAGTGTAGACCTTGAACGGCATGCTGGCGATATTCCGTGCGATATGGTCAATGACGGTGCGTACCGCCGCCTCTCGCTCGTAGACTCCGGCGCCGAACCAGTCGATTGGAATCTGCGCCACCTGTGAAATGTTCACTGGCGATTCGGAGAACTTCTGGGCCACGGATACCGGGCTTTTCTTGAGCCATCTGGAAAAGAACCCCATGAAACCTCCTCACTGGGTCATACGACTGCGAAATGGGTCACGCTCGGCGCATATTTCGGCGTCTCGACTTCGGCCTGCATGGTCTCCAACGCGTACAATGCCTGCGATTCGGCAACCAAGCCGGAAATCTGCAATGCTGATTTCGTCCTGTCCCACACCTCGACCTCGCCAAGACGCCTGGACACGGCCACACTCACCTGCTGTTCGATGGCAGGCTGCGGAAGATGCCGCAATTTTCCTTCGCGCACACGGTCCAGGAAGCGACCGCAGCACGCGCCCAGACGGAAGCCTTCGATGAGATGCACCGTCCACCCTTTTTCAGTCAACGGGTCGATGAAATCAACTGCCGGACAACCCTTCGACTGCACAGCAATCTCACAGACATTCGGCCAGCTCTCACGAAGCAGATCCAAAAAGTGCGGCACCCACAGCATGCCGTCACGGCGAGCGATCAACTCCACATGCGGCAAACCGTCCGCACGCATGCCGGCAGCGGCCACATACGTTGTCTTACGGTCAGCCGACGTGTCCACGGACAGTACGACACGATTCTCGTCCGGAATCGTGGAACGCGAATCAAGGCCGCTGGCCCACATTTTCGGACTGATGAAAGGAATGATGTCCGCTGTCACCCACTGGCACAGGACCTCGGTGCGGAATGCGGCCTCGGTCATGCCGTCAATATCGGATCTGACGCTCATGACGGTCATCGGCCCATAGCCGAGCGACGGATTCGCCTGGCGAATAGCGTCGGCATCATCCACCGGACACTTGTCTGGAGCGCTCCATTCAAAATATCCAAAGCTGCCGTCTTGTTCGCCGGACAGGAACACGTCGGCCGGATTGCCCCCGTCGACGCTCAGACGAGTCCACTCGTCAACAAGCTTGCGGCCCTTGTCCACCTGCTTGCGCAACGCGACGCTGCGATAATCGCCCGCATTGCTGATGCCCCACAATTGGGAGCTCCACACGGCCTTCGTGGTCTGCGACACCGCATTCCAGCCATCATCAGTATGCTGCTCACGCAACTCATCGAACACCACACGCGCCGCCGACTTGGCTCGAATGTTCTTGTCGGCGCGGACAATATAACGGGCCTTCGAGCGGGTGATGATCGCCTCCTCGCCGTTAGTGTTCACGAATTTCTGCGTCATCGCGGCGAGATCCGGAATCACCAGATCCGCTTCCTCATCGGTAGAAGGCTGAGGATTGCACCACTCCTTGACCTGATTGTACGGGCCTTTCGCATTGTCCAATGTCTGCGCGGCACCGACCACCAGGAATTTCACCGGCGGCACTCGGTCGGGATGCTTGTTGGAGTCCACGAACAGCCACCATGCGGCCAGCACGCCCATCAGCGTGGTCTTGCCGTTCTGCCGGGCCACAAGCACAATCACCTTGCGGAAGCGATAGCTGCCATCCTCAAGCAGTTCGAGAGCATGGACGAGCAGCCATTGCTGCCACGGGTAAAGGTGGACGTGCAGCATGATCTCCGCGAACGCGATCACAGCGAAACCATTGCTCGTCTCCTTCGTCAACGGGCGTAACGGCGGCGTGAAGATTCTAGGAAGCGTCACGCCGTGCCTCTCATCGTCGATGGCACCGAAAACCGTAAGATTCTCAGCCGCCATCGCAACCTCCTCAGCCGAACCGCTTCATGAAATCATCCATCGCGATAACCTTGTCGCTCTTCGCTTCCTCAGCCCTGACTTCGGGCTTCTGCCTGGCCGGACGCCCGACCTTCGCTGGAGCGTCCAAAGTCAATCCGAGAGACTGGCAGTATTTCAGGAAAGTCGGCAGAGTCACATTGTCGATCTTCCCGTTCTCGTCAACGAATCCGGTGGCATTCAGGAAGTCAATCCGACCAGCCAGTACGCGGGCGGCCGCGACCACTGCGGAATTCACGGCCTTCAGCCCATCGGCGTTCTTCAATGAGCGCTCCAAAGCCTCCGCCACATTATGGCTCGGGAATTTCACCGACATACTTCACCTCGAATCTGCAATCGCGCGCGCGACCCCCGTTCAATTTCGGCCATCGGGGAGAGGAAGACCAACCACGCGAGACGTCTTGCGTTCTTGCGTTGGTTTTACGATTTCACCGCCCCTACCCCGTTTGGGTCGGTTTCGAATGCTGTTTGGAATGCGTTGATTGCGTTTTTGAAGCGTTTGATGAGTTCGTTTGTGCTTGGTGGCATCAGCTTGGCGATGGCACGCTCGGAGTCGATGACCTCGTAGCGGTATGTTCTGTTGACGTGCACTGGAATGTTGACCGTGAAGCTGCTGATTGGGAATGTCTTGTCGTTAATTTCTGCGGTGAGTGTTAGGTTGACTGGCTGTTGCATTGCTGTCTCCTTGCTCATGCTGTCTTAATCCATTGCCTGCTTAGTGTTCCGATTGGTGCTGGTGGGTCTTGGTTGCCTCTCAAGCGGTTGCAGCTGGTGTGTGATGGTTTGAAGCCTGCTGGGTCGAATTGAAGTTCCGGGTGCTTGCTGACTGGGAACATGTGATCTAGGTTGAATGAGTCATCTGTGGTGTTCTTGACTGCGTTGTAGTCGATTGGCATGCCACACAACCAGCAGACCGCATGCTGTGCCTTGCATTGGTTGAAGAATGCGGCCTTGTCTTTTTCGAATTGGCGGCTTGTCTTGCGCGTTCTTCCTGACATTGATTCACCGCCTTTGGTGCTTCGGATGGGAGTCGAACCCACGTCGATGAGGGGCACTGTCTCTTATCACGGGCATTCAAAGAATCATGGAAGCCATGGCCGGTAAGGTATCCGTCCTCTGGTATCTGTGCTATCCCTCGTGCTCTGCCACTGAGCTACCGAAGCTTGATATGAATAATGGTCCAACCCTTTCAGGCTGAACCATTTTACTACTGTACGACAGTATAGCATTTTAATTGTGACAGTCAAGCATGGCGGTTATTTCTCCGAGGTTGAACACGTACTCTCCTTTGTGTTTTGTCGGCGTGGCGTGGAGTTTGCCTCTGGTGAGCCATTGGCGGATCTGGTCGCTTGTGCAGTGGATGTCCATTTTGGAGAGGTATCTTGCGACTTCGACTGGTTTTCCGGTGTATTCGAGTTGCCAGAGTTTGTTGTCGCGGGTGGCTTTGATGGCTTGGACTCCGCCTTGCCATTTGCAGTGCGGGCATGTCCATTCGTCGGCCTGTGGCGTGCTGGTGGCTTGGTGGCCGCATTGTGGGCATGTGCCGATGATGACCATTGCCTCTTCTGGGGTCAAGGCCGTCTCGTTGCGTCGGCTGATGTGTTCCAGGGCTGCGTAATCGTCTGCTGCGGTGCTCATGCTGAGGATGGTGTGTTTGTTGGCCGTGATCTTCTTCCATGCCTTGTCCCACGGGAAATTGCTGTAGCGTGCGTTGATTTTGCCTGCTTGTTCGGCGAGCCACGCTTCGGAATCGGTGATGAGGGCTTGCGCTCTCGTGTCGATGGGTATTGGCGCGTTGCCTTTGTTTGGCGCGTGGCCCGTGGGTCCGATGTGGGCCTGTTTGAGCATGATGCTTCGCAGGGCGGGCAGTTGGACGTGTCCGAGTTGGCGGATGAGCTGCCAGTAGTTTTCTCGGCAGCTGGCGCAGAGCAGATTCGCGGACACCGGCTTCATGGGCTTCCGGCAGTGCTTGCAATCGGTCAAAGTCGTGTCTCCTTGTCGTGCTGGCGGATGAGTGCGGCGATTGCGGCTTTCGGGACTTGCGGCACGAGCGGCGCGATCTCGTCAAGCGCGTAACCGGCCTGATGCCACTTGATGATCATGTCTTCGAGTATTTTCTTCATTTGACTACTCCTTGTATGGGTTTTCTGTGGTGTGTGGCGGGAAATCGCATTCCTGGTCCTTCCATCCGGCCGCGTAGCCTTCGCTCCATGCCTTGTCCCACGGGAAATTGCTG